TTCAAATGAAGTTTGAGCCACATTTTGAATAAGACTGCCGTCTTGATAAACATTAAACGAATCTGTTGAAATAGTTGAATTATTTGCTGGTAAATCCCAGGACAATGATGCAGTTGGTTCACCAGTTGGATTGATTACTGCTGATAGATTTCTTGGTACACTTGGAATAGGAATAGTAACAGTAGTTTGAGAAGATATTACAGATTGAGCATTCTTATGACACGCTACAACATAAAATGAATATGATGATCCAGGAGGATAATCATGAACTCCAATAAAAGTTTGAATTGCATGATATTGTTGTAAATTTGAGTCAAAATGATCAGGATCTAATGTATTTGATGAATAACCATCCCGAAATCTTTGTGTCGTTATATCAAATACTTTATATTGATCAATAAAAACAGGACTTGAAATAGGAGCTTTCCAATAAACAGTTACATAACCTCTTGCATCAAATGATGAAGTGATATTAATTGGAGCACTTGGAAGAGGAATTGACAAATTATATGTCATGGATGATAAACCTTCAACTAAAGCATGAACAGATTTGACATAAAATGCATATGCTTGTCCAACATTTTGATCATATAATGTGTATGAAGTAGTTGAAACATTTGTTATCAGATTATTTGAACCATCATATACATTATATGATGTAGTTATTATAGTACTATTATTGCAAGGAGCTGACCAAGTTAATTCAATATCACAAGATTGATTAAAGCTTGCCACCAAGTTTCTTGGTGCTCCAGGCAAAGGAATTTGCGCATTAATTGTGTTAGCTTGTCCAGATGCTGAATATGTATTATGAAGAGGAATAATTGAAAACGAATATGTTTGATTTGGAACACCATTATAATTAAAACCATTTGCACCAGTATTTTGAATAACATTCCCATTCAAAAGAATATTATATGATGTAGTACGAATGATTGCATTATTTGATGGCGAATCCCAATTAATAGTAATCAATAATGTACTAGGATCAATTGACGTTATATGCAAATTTTGAACTTCATGAGGTTCTGGAATATTAATAGAAACAGATGTAGATGGATTTGATAGATAGGATTGACCATTTGAAATATGAACAGCAATTAGTTGAAAACTATAAGATTGATTCAAATCAGATGGCATAGGGAAATTATACGAGGTTGAATTACCTGAAACGGTTGTCAATTCATTTCCTGATCCATCTTGAATAATATAATTATCAATAGGCAAATGCACGCTATTATCTGGTTCTGTCCAACTTAAAGAAACATATGCATCCAAATCAAATTCTGCTTGAAGATTAGTAACTGGTAATGGTTGAGGTTTAGTTGTTGATGAGACAGAATTTGACAAATAAGATTGACCATTTGAATTATTTGCATAAATACTGATAAGATATTCAACATTTTGCAACAAATTTGGCAATTCAATAAATCGTCCACATCCAGATGCATATAAACTTTCTACAACATCTAATTGCTTATTTGAATTGTAATCCAAATATGTCAAAACTGCAGTATATGATTCCACTTCAGATTGTGGATTTATACGTAAAAAGATGGATGTTTGACTAGTTCCAAATGCACAAAGAATAACTGGTACAGTCGGGGCACTAGTAAATGTGTACATGGATGAATATGACGAAAAATTACCATCAGAATAAATAACCTTAGCTTTCAATGTATATTGTTGATTTGATCGGACGTCAAACAATACATTGATTGAATAAGTTGAACCATTCAATGTATAATCATCATTTTTCAATGGAATTATTTTTTGTGATAATTGATTTGTTGTAATATTGTCTGATATAATTTTTACATAAGATGGTAGAACAGAGGAAGTTGCTAATGATGTAATTGTCAATAGTTCATGATCATCTTCTGACGGATTGTCTAAAGCTGATGATCTAGTAATAACCGGGCTTGAATAGAGTGACATTAATTTTTATATATAATATACTATACAAAAAAATAATTGCTTAAAATATTTTTTCAATTGGTTTGTTAATTTAATGCTTGAGTAAAATTACAAACAAGAGTATCAAATGATTGCCCAGTTTGCTTTTTCCAATTAACAAAATATTGTTGAAATTGTTTTAACGTTTGTCCTTGTTCAAAGAAATAACAAGCAGTAGCGACCCACCTCCCGCATGTGTTCACATTTGGAGCCATTTTTTGCAATTTCATGCGGTTGCAAATATAATTACCTCCATCAGATTTAAGGTTATTAAGCAAAATATTAAGAACATGAACTTTTTCATCTAATATTTGTTGCATTTGTTGCGGTATAAATGAAAATTCTTGACCAACAACCATACCATATGAATCCATATATTCAAAATATTTGTCATTATATTTGAGTAGGCACACATAGTGCCCAGTCGATGGTTTTGTTTCGATTAATATTATACGATATCCGCTTGGCTCTGGAATAACTTGATTAATGTCTGTAAACTTTTCCAATTCTGAATATTTTATTACTTTCACACCAGAACCTAACATTTTACAGAATTGATCGGACGCAATCATCTTAGCCATTTCATTTGTTGACATTTTTGATTTTAAATATATATTATGACATATATTTAAAATTAGATTATGAACATATTTCTTATTGTCCCCATAAAATAAATGAAATTGTAGAAGGTATGTAGTCAGTACCTTGGCCTAAATTGACAAATGATACATAAATTTGATTTGTTGAGCCATTATATGAACTAATAAAATTGGCAAAAATATATTGATAATTTGTATTGGCATAACCACCAACAATTGAAGTTGGAAATGACATTGAATTGTTTAATGTGCAGACTGATGGTATACAAGTGTTTTGAGAACCTGATGCATAAGCATCTATAGCATTACCACCATAAGCTACTGATGCTGTACCCATTAACATAATATAAGGTGTTGATTGATTACCACATTTAAAACCTGATGTAAATGTAGATGTACCAGCAACTGATAAAGTTTGATTAACATTTGCTGATGTAACGGTACAATAAGAATCAACATTTAATGAACCAGGGATACTGGTACTATTTGATGATGTACCTAAAACTATTTGATCAGATGATGTAGATGTTGCACCATATCCAATTGCCGTTGAATTAGATAATGTAGTTGTTGCACCACATCCAATTGCTGTTGAATTAGATGCTGAAGCTGTTGCATTATATCCGATTGCTGTTGAATAATTTGCACCACCAGTAATATTTGAATTATTTCCAATACAAGTGTTATATATTCCTTCAGTTATACTAATCCCAGATTGATAACCTATTCCAATATTATCTGATCCACTTGTATTACTTTGTAGAGCCAAATATCCTATTCCTAAATTATTATATCCAGATGTGTTATTAAGTAATGCATCAGAACCAATTCCAACATTTCCACTGCCCGATGTATTATAGATTAATGATTGAGAACCAACTGCAAGATTATTTATACCACCAACATTATTTTGTAAACATTGCGTTCCTAATGCGGTATTATTATATCCTGATGTATTATTTGTTAGTGAATATGCTCCAATAGATGTATTTTGTAATCCAGATGTATTTGATGTTTGGCTTGCATGACCTATTGCTGTATTTGAATATCCTGTCGTATTTTTTTGTAATGTTTGATCACCAAAAGAAGCATTTGAATTTCCTGTTGTATTATTTTCAAGTGAATTAAAACCAAACGCTGTATTATTAGATCCTGCTGATGGATTTGATAATGCTCCCGCTCCAAATGCTGTATTTTCTGTTCCACCTATTGATTGTGATACTTGACCAAGAGTTGAAGCACCTAAAACTGTTAAAGTTGAATCTAATGTTGTAGCACCAGAAACACTTAAAATTTCATTTACATTTGTATTATTTAGTGTAGAAGTGCCTGTAACTGTTAAAGTTTGATTAAGAGACGTCGTACCACCAACATATAATGAATTATTTACATTAACTGAATTTTCAAGATTTGATATACCAGTAACATTTAATGAAGAACTTATCAAAGTTGCTGCATATAGTGTTGTGATACCAGAAACGTTTAAAGTTGTATCAATATTAACACCAGCTCCTTCAAAATGATGATACACACTAGGATTAGTTTCTGCTGGATTTAGTCCAGTATAATATATTGAGTCATCTAATAATGATCCTGATGAATTTTGACCAGCGGAAATTACAACTTCTGTTGAATTTGTTGAATTTTTGATTGTTAATTCGTTTGGAATTGTTGCTCCAGACAAATTGCCCTGATATGCAGTTGTTTGTAAAGTTCCGTCGGAAAAATCCAATCCTATGCCTTCACCGACTAAATTACCAACAAATAGGGTCTGTCCCCTCATACTAGCGAAACTCATGATTTATTATTAATTATAAAATATGTTGAGATAATTTATAACAAAATAAAAACACAACTATATTATATTGTTTTGGTTATACATCTATAGTGTCATCCTCATCATTATTTGATAAAATAAAACATTCCTTCTCACTTACGACGCTTAATGGGAAAGTTGCTCTATTAATGCACACCCAACGACTTTTTTGTTTTTTGATTTTCTTTACTTGGTCTCTATCTAAGCCCAAATAATTATCTAATAAATATTTTAAAGATCTATTGCCCAACCCAGCAGGAAAAATAACAAATTGATGAGATTCTGCTAAAATGAGTTTTGTGTCTTGGCCGTTGGTTGGGCAGTGTTTTGTTATTAGGCAAGTTATTTTAAAATGCCGACCTGTTTCGAGTATCTCATCTAATAAATGATTTACTTTATCTCTAATGGGTTTACTTTTGATCGTGTCTGTGTCGTCAAAAATTACACAAGAATTCGCAAAATCTGCAACTGTAATTTCTTCATCTTCTAAAAAGTCCAAACTTAAGTCAATTCTTAAAAGACCTTTTATTTGGTCAATCGTTGGATCTTCTTTTAATGCTGAAAATAAATATACGGGCCTTTTTTTATGAATTAACTTGTAATAATTATTTACGTAATCTTTGATGAAATATGATTTACCAGATCCAGAACGGCCAGATATATAAATAATATCACGTTCTCTTTTTGGATCACCCACAACTTGAAACATTTGACCTGGTTTTGATAAAGTCAATTCATTAAAAGGGTTTTTCGCTTGATCGGAATCATCTAATGATATAATTTGTGATGACTTTGTTTTTTCATCTTTTGTCATAATCATCGCAATTGGTGTACCATAATGTTCTGCGTTTAATGTCATTTATTATTGGTTTATATTTTAATTTTACTTATTTAGACACATTTTTTTATTTGATTTTGGTTATTTCATTTATTATAGCGTAGACGAATTGGCAGAAAGATTTATCACATTATATATATTTAAATTACCGATTCGTTGACCAGATGAAAGAGATGCATTTCTTTTCATTTATATCATTTAATTTATTTTGTATCTCATAGGTCTTGTCAACGAATCGGTAATTTAAATATATATAATGGTTAAATCTATCTCCCGATTCGTTGACGTGACGCATAATTAATATCTAGTCCATAATTTATTTAGTTCTTTAATATTTTGATGTATATCATCATAATCACCCCATAATATAAAACTACTAAACAATGCAGGGCTGGGAATAAAATTATGAATCAGTATTCTTTCTGTGTCATTTACTAAATGTCTGGCCCAATATCCATGTCTTTTTTTTTTGTCATGATGATCAATATAAGTAGTACCGTTATTTAATCCAAAATGAAATGTTCTTCCGTCAGATAAGGTAATTTTGAAACGTTTATTTTTTCTGTTAGATGGTTCAATATTTGTTATATGCATTTGAATTTGAATTTGAATTTATAATTAAGTTTCAGATATTAAAAATAAATTATAAACCAATATTATAAAAATCAAAATATGTCATTTAACTCTAATCATATCGCTTCAAGATTGTATTATGATGTCCTTTGTACCAATTTAAATACTCGCAGTTCATCAAATCCAGTTTTATCATTTCAAGAAACAAGATCAAACCCGTTTATATATTCACCACAAAATTATTATATGTCAATTGTTAGATTTAGTTTGGACACGTGCAGTTTACCCATATTTGTACCTACTATTCAAGCTAATCAACCAGATTATAATTTAACCATTTATTCAGTGTCAATGACATATAATGGACAAACAGTTCAAACATATGTTCAATTTATTCCACAAGATTTAACCCAATCAGCTCCACCTAAACCAAATTCAACACAAACTGGTCTACAATCTTTTTGTGAGTATTATTATGTGTATAATTATGAATATGTGATAAGTCTTGTCAATACGGCATTAGCGACTTGCTTTGCATCTTTATCATCTTTAACAACTTTACCAACAACTAATATACCATATTTAAAATGGGATAATACGAATTTAATAGCAACTTTGATAACAGATCAAGCCGGATTTAATAATTCTTCAAATGATTTTATTGGATTGTATATGAATAATGCTATGTATCAATTATTTTCTTCCTTGCCTATGATTTTAAATAGTACAACATCTACTACGGGTTTAAATTATCAAATATCATGTAATGCATACGGTATAGCAGAAACATCAATATCAACCTATACTAAACAATTACTTGTACAAGAATATTCAACAATAAGTGTATGGAATCCTGTTATGAGTATAGTGTTTACGTCAAATACAATGCCAATAGTATGCGAGCAACTTAGTGCTCCTTTGGTTTATATGAATGGCACAACCATACAATCTACAAATAATTCAAATATAGCGAACATTATAACAGATTTTGAAGCCAATAATGGAATTTACAAACCCAATCTAGTATATCAACCATCAATTTACAGATATAAGGAGCTTATTGGAAATAGTCCATTAAGTTCAATTGACATTCAATGTTTTTGGAAATCACGTGCTGGAAATTTAATTCCATTTTACTTAAATACTGGATGTTCGGCCTCTTTGAAATTGATGTTTGTACTCACAGGAACTCAGAACTAAATAATCAATTTAAAAAATCCTGTAAACGTATAAAAATATATTTAAGGTTTAATAATCTAATTTTTTTTGTTTACATAAATATATATACAAGAAATCATATTTTATGTCAACATTTAAAACGTGTCTTATTCAAGATGGACGAATCAGTAATATTACCGATGAAGAAACATTTTGTGTCATGGATGGTGCAAGTCAAAGCACTTTTCAAGACTTTACCGCAACATCAGCAAGTTCTTCATCAATTGTTTTTAACATTCAAATTCCTTCAGAAAATATTGTTATTGACCGTCATCTTTTATTGCAATCAACAATTGCACTTAAATTAGATTTAGTTGGAACAGACCTAGCAGCTGGAACAGATAAACTTGTCTTTGATTATGGTCTTACTGATAGTTTGCAAGTATTTCCTTTAAATAGTTTATGCACAACTCAACAAATGACCATTAATAATGCTACGGTTAGTCAAAATACAAAAGATATCTTGCCTATGTTATTAAGATTATATGATCGAAGAAAGTTAAATCGTTATAATAGTTTGTGTCCGTCTTTACCAGATTCATTTTATGCCGAGTATAAAAATGGATTAGGAGCTATGAATAATGTACTTAGTGGATATAATAATCAAAGTTTAGATGAAGATTTTGTTCCAAGAGGATCTTTTCCTGTTACAATTGCAAATGTTTTGCATACATTTACTGCTGCACCTGTGGCTCCTGCTACTGTAGGTGTTGTAACTTATGATAATTCATTGATTCAAGTAGGAGGAACAACTTTAAATAAATGGGAAATAATTCTTACATTCACAACAACTGAGCCTTTTATAGCACTTCCACCATGGATCAATACAAATGCAAATAATCAAGCAGGTCTTGTTGGTGTTAATAATATAAGTTGTAATTTAAATATTGATTCAGGATGTACAAGAGTATTTTCAACAATGAATTCATATATTACAGGTATTTCGTTAGGAGCGACAAATGTTCTAAAACCAAACCCAGCAAATGCAACAGCAACGATAGCAGCAAGTCCATCAAGTTATGAAGCATTTACAAGTACAAAGATGCTTTTTAATTTTCTGTCATTACAACCAGAACAATATAAAAAAGTTGCTTCAAAAAATTGTGTTCCTTATATGGATTTTCCGCGTTATTTAAGTTCTTCAGCTTCTAATCCATCTATTGCTGCCGCAGGAATAGATGCTACAACAGGAATTTATACGTATAAAAGTGCAACGTTAACATCTCAATCACTACAATTAAATCAAATTCCAGATTTAATCTTAATTTGTGTTAGAAAGCCAATGTCCACACAAAATTGGACTGATCCATCAGCATTTTTAACAATTGATAATGTGTCAATTTCATTTAATAATACAGCTGGTATTTTAAGTTCAGCTAGTCAACAACAATTGTATAATATTTCATATCGTAATGGGTCAGCTCAATCATTTTATGAATTTGCAGGAAAAACCAAAACGAATTATACTGGTGTAGTTGGGGCAGATGGTAATATAACTTATGGACGTGGTGTGGTTGGTCATGGTATTGATGTTGGTACAACTGGAAGTTTATTGGTATTAAATCCTGTGTTTGATTTTAATTTACCTTCATATTTATCAAGTTCATCATTAGGACAATACAACTTATATTTTACAATCACTGTGACAAATCAATTTGCTACTCCGGTTGCATATCCAGAAATATGTATTGTGACTGTAAATTCTGGTATTTTTACTACTCAATTAGGAACATCTATTATTAACACTGGTATTTTGACTAAAGAAGACGTTCTTAAAACTAAAGAACAAGCCCCATCAATGGATACAACAGACTATCGTCGGTATGTTGGTGGCAATTTAGCTAATTTAGGAATGTCAAATGTTTTGAAGCTTGTTAAAAAACATGTTAAAGGATTTATTAATGATGCATCCGCACCAGGAGAAGAACAACCAATATCAAATGGGTCAGGTGCATCCGGTGGGTCAATGAGTGCTGGTCGAATTTCAAGATTGTCCAAATATACTAGATAATTAATTAAAATGAATTAAATTCAAATCCAAATTATTTTAATATAACACAATATATATTAAAATAATGAATTCATATAATCGTCAAATTGCCAATAGACTATTACACGATGAACTTAAAATGATTAATAACACATCCCAACCAGAAATGTTATATAATGAATTAGATGGTTTAAAAGAATTACATGATGGTGTTTTACTTGGTGGTGGTAGACCATTGAAATATATACAAAGTGGTAATAATATTCAATCTTCTGAACCTAGGACATTGACTGTTGGACGAGATCCATTTGAAAATGTACCAATGCATCTTGTTGAAACTGGAGGTAATATACGAAACAGACGAGGTAGGCCATCAAAGGCCGAAGGTGGCAATATATTTGATACTCTTGGTTCAGTAGCCAAAACGGCTGCACCATTTGCGCCACTTTTGATGATGGCCGCAGGATTAGAAAAAAAGAAACGTGGCCGACCAAAAAAAGGTGGATCATTTTTATCAAGTTTAGGTTCAGTAGCCAAATCACTTGCTCCAGTAGCACAACAAGTTGTAGTTCCAGTAGCCACACAAATGCTACAAAATTATATGACAAAAGGTGCATCTAGTGGAGCAGGGCTTAAAAAAAGAGGTAGACCAAAGAAAGGTGGATCATTTTTAAGTGGTTTAGGTTCCGTAGCCAAATCATTAGCTCCTGTAGCACAACAAATTGCAGTTCCAGTAGCCACACAAATGCTACAAAATTATATGACAAAAGGTGCATCTAGTGGTGCAGGTTTGCGAAAAAGAAAAACTACAAAAAAAGGTGGCGATATATTTAATGATTTGTCATTATTAGGTATGGGTTTACCTGCTAAAGTTAAACGAACACGAAATAAAGGTGGTAGTTGTTTGAGTGGTTTAGGATCTGTAATCAAATCAGGTAGTTTTTTGAGTGGTTTAGGATCTGTAGCTAAATCATTAGCTCCTATAGCTCAACAAGTAGCTGTTCCAGTAGCACAACAAATGTTAACAAATTATATGACAAAAGGTGCTTCTAGCGGTTCAGGTGCTGGATTAAAAAATACATCTAAACGCGGACAACTTATAAAACAAGTAATGGCCCAAAATGGTTGTAGTTTAGGTGAAGCATCCAAATACATAAAAGCTCATCAATTGAATTAAGAATACTAAGTTTTAATTTGAATTATTATTTTATGATACAATATTATAATTCAAATAATGTTAAGGAAATCAACAAAGATTGACTATGATCCAAATTCTATTTATAGAGCTTCTAAAAAACTAGCTACTATTGCAGTGCGTAATATGAAAAATCCTTCAGATAATCCAGATATGCAACTAGGTCTTGATCAATTACCAGCAAGTACTCTATCAGCTCAACAGCCTTCTAATAATATGATGTCTAGGACTAATGTTATATCAAGTTATGAACCAAATAATGTATCAAACTTTAAACCTTCCAAAAATGTATCTTTCTTTCCTCAACAATCAAATAGAACTATTATAAATAATCACTCATCAGATGTTGACACTTTTCTTAATTTGATTTCGGATGCTAATTCAAATTTACAAAATTTAGACTTATTATTAGATTCTCATTATCAACCAGGACAAAGGGAACATATAAAACAAAAGCAAGAAGAAGAAATAGCACAAAGAGAACATGAGGAAAAATTAAAACAACAACAATTAGAACATGAGAATAAATTTAAAAATTCTGCCAAAATGAATGATTTAAATATGGATTGGTTAAAAGATAATGGTTGGAACTTTGAATATGACAAAATGTTTGTCAACGAATTTATAACGACAAAACCCATACCAAAAAATATGGCTACTGCATTTCGTTTGAAATTCATATTGGGTTTGAATGAAAATGCAACTTCTAATGATATTAATGATGAATTTGACGATAAGTATGGAGAGTTTTTTGAAAATCACGGAAATGATGATGAAGGATTTCTTGATGATCTTAATACAATTTTTTTTGAAAAACTTAATGAACAAGAAGATATAAATAGTCATGAAGAATCAAAAGGCAATGTTTCTTTAGTAGATAGATTACGTAATTTAGGTCACGGATCTGGATTGGTTAAAGGTGGTGCAGAAGGTGACCGTAAATTAACCGCCAAAGAAATGGACGAGAAATTAAAAGATGATGAAAATATGTCATTTGACAATGTATATCCGGACACTTCAGATATTATTGTAGCAAAAGCAAGACCTGAAAATAAAAAAATCAAAAAATTAAAAACTGAATTAAAAACAAGACATGATGCAAGGTTAGATAGCGAAAACACATATGCTGATGACATCAATTTTTTTAATAATATCCCAAATGAAAAAAAGAATGAAAAGACATTTAAAAAAAATCTTGCATTGTATATTGAATATAAAACAAAATTACCTCAAATAAAAACTTTTAGAGAAGCTTATGCAGCAGAAACAGATCCTATTAAGAGAGCAAAAATAAAGTCAGAAAGTCCATACAGTGAATTAACAGACGGTCGCAAATATAATGCTATTGTAGATAGAAACAAAGAATTTGAAGACAAGTATCCAAATAATAATTTAACAGACACTTCATTAAAAAATTATGACGTTTATGTAACGTTATTACAAAATGAGAAGACGATTGAAGAAAAACTTGAACAAGAAACTACTAAACTAGAGGTCAATATAGAAAAAAATGAATCTGCTAGAATTGAAAAATCAAAACAAGATAGATCAGAAGTAAGTAATACAATGAATGATATGTTAAATAAAGTTGAACAAATTGTTGAAGAATCAGAGAAAAAAAAGAGAGAATTGTTTGCTGAACAATTAATAGCAAGATTAGAAGCACATAATTTAATTGATAACGAGATTGATCTTTTAATAGACAATGTTGTTAATGAATCTGATAAACGAGCACGACAAAAAACTGAAGCAATACTTAAAGAACAAATTGAACGTCATCAAATAAAACAAAAAGAGTTACTAGAACAAAAAGATCATGTAAAGCAACAATTAGGCGAAACAATACAACAAAAAAAACATGTTGAAACTTTATTAAACTTTTCTAAAAATACAAATCCTGTTGTTGATTTAATAAGTCGTTTCAGTAAATCCATGAATCAGTTATTGTTATTTTTCAAAGGTAAAATTAAATCAAATTTAAAATCAATTGATAAATCTAAAATTCAAGACATGTTGACAGATATGAATTTATTAGACGAAAATTTTAATTCTGTAAATATGGATTTAAATCATACGTATCAAGCTATTTTTAGTATTGACGGAAAATACAAAGATAAAAAAGAAAATGTATTTCTTTCAACTTTTGAATCAAACTTTAAAAAAATTAGTGCTGACATTATTCATTCATTAAAATCATTTCAATCTTTAGGTATTAGTGGATCTGGCCTTATGATGCATGATTGTATGAGGTCAAGAATGAATAATTCTCATAAATACCTCTTATAATACAATAATTCAAATTAGTTTCAAACATTAAATTAATATATGACTCATATTATATATTAATCATAATGCAAAAAAAATCAAGGAATGACTATAACAATAATCTTCAAAATGTTTTCAATCTTATGTCCATCAAAGGAGCCTATAATATCGTTGGTTCTGCGTCACTGAAGGGCATTTTGTATAATGCAGATTATGATTTAAATGAAATGGATCAAATTAAAGGGCCGGGAGCATTTGACAAAGTTTATGAAATATTCAAACATAAATTTCAATTAGCTAAATCAAATCCAAACATATATATCACAGACTTCAAATGTGGGGTTGATTCTGATGGTAAGCCTTTGAAATGGACTTATACAGACATGATTAATAAAAAAGCACAATTTATACAAGCTCTTCAAACAAAATCTATGATAAAATTAGATATTATATATTTAATAAATGGTACCTATGTTGAAATAACCGAAGTTTATTTTTTAGATATTGGGTCACATACAACTTATAATAATGCGGAATTAGATTCCACAACAATAAAATCAGAACTACTCAAAGCCAAAACTGAATGTGTTAAAGAAGGTTTATATTATAAAGCACTCAAGAGATTATTTTCGTACAAGAATATCAATGGCAAACCTGATCAAAGACTCATAAATTTCTTCAATACTTCAAGTGGTATTTTATATAAGGCAAATGCTGATCTAAATGTGTTGTTGGTTTTGATTGATAATAAATTCCGTAAACCACCTATTGACACAATTAAAAATAATCTACAAATCATTAAACAAAATCTATCCATACAAAATGAAACAAAAGAAAACGTTTCCATCATAATAGATGATATTTGTCGGTTGAATAAATTGGACGAAATTTATATTTATATTGGGAAAATTTCAAAATATCTATCAAGGTTATTCAATGCTGATGCTAAGACACTTTATGAAACATATTACAAATAATCAATCGTGTCAATGAATTCGTAAAGAGATTATAACATTATATTATATTTAACTTACCGATTCGTTGACCAGATGTAAGCGATGTGAAAAACGAATATTGAAAGAAATAAAATGAGTTTATCGTCTATTCCATCTGGTCAACGAATCGGTAAATGATAAATATATAATGGTTAAAATCTATCTGCCGATTCGTTGACCAGACGCAAAGCGACTATGACGTAA